GTGTCCGTTCAGCCGCAATGAATGCTTGCAACGGTAAGGATGTGCCTTTGGAAATCATTGAAAAGTGGCTTAAAGACAGTGATTGGCGTGTCCGTTCAGCCGCAATGAATGCTTGCAAAAATAATGGGATAGAAATACCTGTAACTCGAACAATAGAGCCACCTGAGTATGTGTATAAGAAATGTTTGTGTGGTATTATAGTTGTCGCAACTATACCAAAAAATGCACATGTTAGAGGAAGTGTAAATTCAAAGTGCCGTGCTTCCGAAGCTATAATTGTTGATATATGCGGTGATATATGCGGTGAAAAAATTGGAATATCAATGCATGATCCAAAAACAATGTACGAAATAGGAGACCACGTGATAATTGATAATTATGATTTTTCAGATAATGAATGCTCAACTGGTTATCATTTCTTCTGCACAAAGAGAGAGGCTGAAAATTATTAACTGTATTATAAATTAATTTATGGAAACAAAAGAGAATCAAACGCCTGCAGTTGCCGGGCAGGACAAAGGAAGGATAACCTATCAGGTTGCCGGGCAGGATGTAACACTGTCATACAATATTGTACGGCAATTCCTCACAAAAGGGAACGGCAATGTAACCGACCAGGAATTGGTACAATTCATTTCAATATGCAAGTTCAACCAATTAAACCCATTTTTGAACGAAGCGTATTTGGTTAAATTTGGTGGCCAGAACGCTAATGCTCAAATGATAGTAAGTAAAGAAGCCTTGATGAAAAGGGCTGAAAACTGTGCCGAATATGATGGGTTTAAAGCCGGATTAATAATTGAGAGGAAAGGGGAAATATTGGATGTAGAAGGAAGCTTCACATTGCAAGGCGACAAGTTGCTGGGTGGATGGGCTGAAATTCACCGGAAAGATCGGAAATTTCCATTTGTATCGCGTGTTACACTCGATGAATATGACAAAAAACAAAGCACGTGGAATGAAAAAAAATCGACAATGATACGCAAAACGGCGATTGTCCAAGCATTGCGTGAAGCATTTCCAACGCAGTTAGGAGCTATGTACACGGCTGAAGAACAGGGAGTAAATGTACAGGATGTGGCATACGAAGATGTAACGCACAAGGTTAAGGAGGAAAAGGCTGAGAAAGCGAACAAGGAAACAATTGGTTTTGATTCCGCTGCACCGGGTGGTGATGAATCGGCAACAATGCAAGTAGATACAAAAGATGGTAAAATACCCGGATTTTAAGATATGGAATTAAAAATTATCGGAAGTAGTTCGGCAGGCAATTGTTATGTATTTGACAATGGAAAGGAAGCCTTGGTTGTTGAATGTGGCATTTCTTTCACCAAAGTGAAAGAAATGGTTAATTTCGATATTTCACGAATAGTTGGATGCCTTGTTTCACACGAACACGGCGACCATGCAAAGTACATCAATGATATTGTAAGAGCACGGATAATGTGTTACATGTCGGCAGGAACAAAAGAAGCTATTTTGAATAAAACAAGGATAGAAAGTTATTCATTGCCGATGCTTACTTCCATTAATGTATTTGAACCGTTCAATATCGGCAGTTTCAAAATTAAGCCATTTGATGTACAACATGATGCAGCCGAACCTTTCGGTTTTTTAATTTATCACCCTGAAATGGGGACGGTATTATTTGCAACTGACACGTACTATGTCAAGTATAAATTTTCAGGATTAAACAATATCTTGATTGAGTGCAATTACTGCGAAAAAATACTGCTTGAAAACGTAAAGCAAGGCGTTGTAAACGGCTTATTACTCAAACGAACATTACAGAGCCACATGAGCTATGACACATGTCTTGAAACATTACTTGCAAACGATTTGTCAGAGGTAAACAATATAGTACTCATTCACCTTTCCGATGGCAATTCAAATGCCTTGGATTTTAAACAAGGCATTCAACGAGCAACGGGTAAAACCGTTCATATCGCCAATAAAAATATGACTTTAGAATTTAATAAGACACCTTTTTAATTTAAAAAAAATGGAAAAAAATCTTGGAAAAGAGTACGCCAATTTGGCGCAACGTGAATCATTTTTGAAAGACAATTGTGCAAAAGTGGAAAACAAAGGTTACATGAAACCTTTTTCACCTGAACAATTGCAAGGACACAAAGAAAGTCTTGCTGAACTTTCAATTAAAATTGAGCAAATAGAAATTGAAAAGAAGCAAACAATTAAGGATTTTTCAGAATCATTGAAACCTCTTGTTGAGCAACGAAAAGTGATGTGTTCCAATATCCGACAAAAAGCTGAATATGTAGATGAATTATGCTATAAATTCATCGACACTGAAGCAAAAGAAACCGGCTATTACAATGCCGTTGGTGATTTGATTGAACTTCGGCCATCAACAGCCGATGAGTTGCAACCAACCATTTTTTCAATGGCAGCCCGTAAGACAGGAACAAACGACTAACTATTAATAATCATTAAAATCGAAAAAAAGATGGAAACAGAAAAATTGCAAATCAATCTTGGTACTGGTGTTACCAAGGCAGAGGTTATTTTAAGGGAGGGTTCGGCAATCAAGGAGCTTGAACCAAAAGCGCCTATCAAAACCAAGTTGTCCGGAGTGATTGGTTCACCCGTTGAATACCTGACAAAAAGGGTGGCAACGGGTCAATTTACCGAGGAACGTTCACATTTAATTGTCAATCGTGAAGAAATCAAATTGTCATTGGTTATCAATGAAGATGATGAATACAACCGTGGTCAAGTTGATGGAACATTGGAATTCCACCCAAAATTTATTGAATTCGGGATCAATACCGGCAAGGTGTGGACACCAACGGAACTTGGATTGTTTTTCAAGATGAACCGCGCCTTTTTCCCTGACCGTTCAATAAACATGAAATTGGTTTCTGAATTGATGAACTTTTCGGCAACAGTGAACAATACCATTGAACGTGCGGTGAAAGAAAACGGAGACAGAACCGACAATTTCGCCCAAGTTGTAAACTCAAACTTGCCGGGGTCATTCACCTTGAAAGTGCCAATTTTTAAAGGCATGGAAGCCGAAACATTGGAAGTTGAAACGTTTGCCCAAATCAATGGTCGTGAAGTTGCATTCACGTTGCTTTCTCCGGGTGCAAACCAAACGCTTGAAGATGTGCGCGACCATGCTATTGATGAACAATTGGCACAAATCAAAGAGATCGCGCCTAAAATTGCAATTATTGAAGTTTAATTCACCACAACCCCGGCTTTATGGTCGGGGTTGCTAAAATCGCAACAATGGAAAGTTGGATGAAAATTTATAGGAAATTCCTCGAATGGGAGTGGTTCGATAAGCCGGAAATGGTTCAATTGTTCATCTATTTATTATTGAGTGCAAACCATAAAACAAAAAAGTGGAATGGTATTCAAATCAAACGTGGTCAATTAGTTACAAGTTTGGACAATATACATAAAAAAACGGGTTTGTCAATACAGGTGATACGCACTTGTATAAGTCGCCTAAAATCGACAAACGAAATAACAAGCAAATCAACAAGCAGATATACATTGATAACAATGTGTAACTATGCGATTTACCAAGTAAATGAAAATGAAATCAACAAACCAATCAACAATGAAACTAACAAACCACTAACAAACGAGCAACAAACCACTAACAAACGAGCAACAACAAACAAGAATGATAAGAATATTAATATTAATAATATTATGGGGGTAAAAAAATCGACACGATTTTTACCACCCACACTTGAAGAATTAAAAACTTATTGCTTGGAAAGAAAAAACGATGTAGATGCCGAAAAATTCTTTTACTTCTACCAAAGCAAAGGTTGGATGGTGGGGCGAAACAAAATGAAAGATTGGCGGGCGGCTGTCCGTACATGGGAAAAAGGCGATAAACAAACAAAAACAACTGAAAATGGAAATCAACGGAGAAAAATTGACACGGCAACACCTCATTCATCAGAAAGGTTGTGATAGGGCTAAATTCAACGCTGACATCATTTATGATGCACTTATTGATGAAGTATGTTGGATTTTAACATATAAGGGGAAATTACTCGAAATGAGTGAGAATTATAAATACATACTTGGACAAATCGCATTGTGGTATGCCAATGATGAGCGTTTTAGCGGTGATTTGCACAAAGGATTAATGATCCGTGGTTCGGTTGGCACCGGAAAAACTGTCATGGCAGAAGCTTTGAAAGGTGTAATTTTCCTTGTAGAAAGGTTACAGGCGAATATCATCAACGCAGTTGACCTGCAAAACATGTATTCACGGCAAGATGAAGATGGTATTTTGAACCTTAAAAACAGGAAATACACAATCATAGACGATCTTGGGGTTGAGACTACTGAAGTAAAGAACTGGGGAAATGTACGCGAACCATTCAACGATGTGTTCGATGCACGTTACAGGTCAAACAGGTTAACAGTGATAACCACTAATTTACGCCCTTCAGAAATCGAAGAAAAATATGGTACAAGGATCATTGACCGTTTCCGCGAATGTATGAACGACTTGATTCTGGACGGGAAAAGTTTAAGAAAATAATAAATTATGGAAGAATTGGTTTTCAAATCAGCAAAAGGTACACCAGTAACAAGCAGCTTGTTGGTGGCACAAAAATTCGGGAAAAACCACAAGGATGTGTTAAGGACAATCCGAAATCTCGAATGTTCAGATGATTTTCATCAGCGCAATTTTGCTCCCATGTTCTACACCAATGGAATAGGTAATGGTGCTACAAGGCAAGACCCATACACATTGATGACACGCGATGGTTTTACTTTTCTTGCAATGGGATTTACCGGGGCAAAAGCTGCAAAATTCAAAGAAGATTATATTGATGCTTTCAACCGCATGGAAGAAATGGTCAATGGAATTACCCAACGCCCGGTAATACCTCAAACACTTTCAGAAGCTTTGCGCCTTGCAGCCAACCAAGCCGAGCAAATTGAGCAACAGCAAAAGCAGATTGAAGCGGAACGCCCAAGGGTATTGTTTTCCCAAGCGGTTGAAACAGCGAAACAATCCGTCCTTATCGGTGAACTTGCCAAGATTATTTGCCAAAACGGAGTTGATACAGGTGAAAAACGTTTGTTTCAATGGATGAGGGATAATCACTTTTTATGTTCAAAAGGCGAAAGGTATAACCAACCCACGCAAGCGGCAATGGAAATGGGTCTTTTTGAAATGAAAAAAACCACTATCACAAAGCCTAATGGAGATATACTAATATCAAATACAACAAAAGTAACCGGGAAAGGACAGGTATATTTCGTAAACAAATTCTTGTACATGGATCAAAAAAACATTTAGGAATGAAAATATATATTAGCGGCCGTATAACTGGGCTTGATTATACCTATGTAGTGAAAAAATTCAATGATGCGAAAGATTTACTTGAATCTTTGGGTTTTGAAGTGATTAACCCCCTGAATAATGGATTGGGACAATCACACACATGGCGGCAACATATTGTCCGGGATGTTGAAATGTTGTTGCCTTGTGAAGCAATATACATGCTTGACAATTGGATGGATTCGGTTGGTGCAGGCATTGAGTATGATATTTCAATGAGAACCGGGAAGGATATTTTATTTGAAACAAACATTGTTCAAAACAAAAAGAACATGTCAAAAATAAAGGATGCCATACATGAGATTACCGGGATGCCTTTTAATGAATATATCACAAAAAGCCGTAAAAGCAATCAATGTTTCTCAAGGATGATGTTCGTCCACCATTGTAGGGATTGCAATATGAAACTTGAATTTATTGCAAAACAAATAAACCGTGATCATACATCAATAATTTATCTTTTGAAAAAATATGAAGATGAAATAAATTATAATCCAGTATTCAGGGATATGGCTATAAAGGTTGATAAAATACTTAACCGTGATGACAATTATGGAGCATAAGTTCAATTATAAATGGACATTGAAAGATGCCATATTCAGCAAGGACAAAGGCAGTGTCTTTTCTTGCTTTGCTTGTGGGGGGGGGTCTTCTATGGGTTACAAATTAGCTGGGTTTGATGTTATTGGATGCAATGAAATTGACCACCGTATGATGTACGCATATTGTCAGAACCACAACCCGAAATATCCATTTCTTGAACCGATACAAGAATTTAAGAATCGTGAAGATTTACCCACCGAACTTTACAATCTTGACATTTTAGATGGTTCACCCCCTTGTTCTACATTTTCAATGGCGGGCAGCCGTGAAGATGCTTGGGGTGTTGAAAAGCATTTCAGGGAGGGGCAACAAAAACAAATTCTTGATACCTTGTTCTTTGACTTTATCGACCTTGCCAAAAAGTTGCAACCGAAAGTTGTTGTCGGTGAGAATGTAAAAGGTATGTTGATTGGTGATGCAATCAAGTATGTTGCAAAAATACATGATGCGTTTGATGAAGCCGGGTATTATTGCCAACATTGGCTTTTAGATGGTCAAAACATGGGAGTTCCACAACGCCGTGAACGTGTTTTCTTTGTTTGTTTGCGCAAAGACCTTGCAGAACCGTTCTTATACCAAGCAAGCCTTTTCGAGCAACAACCGAGATTGACCCTTGAATTTAACGAACCAACCATTTATTTCAAAGAAGTTGCCGATTATTCAGGAAGTGAAGCCAATTCAAAAGTAGTTCGTACTTTATGGGAAAATAGGAAATACGGTGATACGAACCAAGGTGATGCCAATATGCGTTTGTATGGAAAAGGAAGCAATTTCAACCAGTCTTATGTGTATTTAGACAAGATATGTCCAACACTTGCCGGAAAAAAAACTTGTTTAATTCACTATGACAAACCTCAATATCTTGGAAAAAGTGAAGTATGTTCAATAACAAGCTTTCCACAAGATTACAATTTTGCAGGACAATCACCACATTATGTTTGTGGAATGAGTGTACCACCCATTATGATTGCACAGGTGGCAAGCCAAATATGGGAACAATGGCTTTCAAAAATTTAAAAACAAGTGTATTACTATAAAACAATTTACGTAATTTTTAAGTAATGGAAGTATTCAAAAATATAACATTGCACAACGATGATTGTATGAACATAATGGCTGGTTTACCTGCCAATGCGTTCGATTTGGCAATATGCGACCCTCCCTATGGTATAAATGCCCCAAACATGCAAATGGGAACAAATTTAAACCGTAAAGGCAAAGGTCAATATCCGGGAGAGAGCACAGCCACAAAATTGAAAAAGGGAAGACTTAACGGTGGAGGTGGAAAACTAAAAGATAGGGCATTAAATACAATGAGTTGTGATTGGGATTACGAAAAACCAACTGCAGATTATTTCAAAGAACTATTTAGAGTTTCAAAGAACCAAATTATTTGGGGTGGAAATTATTTTGATTTACCACCAACTCGATGTATTATATGCTGGGACAAGTTGCAACCTTGGGATAACTTTTCGCAATGGGAAATGGCTTGGACTTCGTTTGATAAGCCGGCAAAAATGTATAAAAAATCAAATACTGGAGGTTCTAACTCTGAAATAAAAATTCATCCTACCCAAAAGCCAGTTGCTCTTTATGGTTGGTTGCTTAACAACTTTGCTAATCCCGGAGACAAGATATTGGACACACACTTGGGTTCGGGTTCGATTTGCCTTGCCGCGCATGATTTGGGCTTTGAAATGCTTGGTATCGAACTTGATGAAAAGTATTACAACGCCGCTAAACAACGGCTTTTATACCACCAAGCACAATTGGGATTATTCTAACTAATAAAAATTCAAAAAGATGAAAAATAACACGCTTTTTTTACCATTAAAATCAGAATGGTATAATATGATTGAATCTGGTGTAAAGAAAGAAGAATATAGGGAAATTAAAGAATATTGGCTTGCCCGCCTTGCGGATAAGAATTATGATTATGTGCAATTTTCGTATGGTTATACCAAAAGGACAATAAAGTTCATGCTATTGTCAATTGAAATTGGAAAAGGCAGGCAAGAATGGGGGGCATTGCCAAACAAAGAATATTTTATACTGAAGTTAGGCGATAGAATCGAAGAAAGCAAAAACAACTAAAATGAAATATTTGGTTATTACACAAGACCCATGTACGGGTGAACGGTCGGCGTTTTACACCAATTGGTTTGACGTTGAAAACAATTACAACCCTGACTTCAATATGATTGTGATTGATAGAACACGCCACCTTATCACCTTTAATGGTGAAACGTGGCAAGATATTGAAGAAGATAGTTTATAAACAATTAAAAATAAAATTATTATGAGTTTGATCAACATTTCAATTTGTCTTTCCGATTTGCCGAAAGACAAAATTAAACAAGCCGGTAACGGCAAGAAATACATTAACCTTGTTTGTGCAAGCCGCAAGGAAGTAAGCCAATATGGTGAAACGCACACCGTTTACGTTTCCCAAACAAAAGAAGAAAGGGAAATGAAAAAAGAAACCGTATATGTAGGGGCGGGTAAAGAATTTGTACCACAAGCGGTAACGGTTGAAGGTATCGAAAATATGCCTCCGGCAGAAAACAATGATGATTTGCCCTTTTGATTATGAAAACGGGCGATAAGATTTATTTGGCAATAGGAAACCGAATATCCACTTGTGAAGTGGTCAGTTTCCGTTCCTATTGCACCGAACTTAAAAGCGGCGATATGCAGATAAGAACCGCAAGGTATCACCAAGGTTTGTTTTATGGATTTGGGTATGATGGTGGTACACGTTGCTTGTTCCTCACAAAGATATGGCATTATTATTTTGCCATATTATGTGAAAAAATCCGTGTAAGATTGCCACAAAAATTGGCGAAACGTTTAAAATTGGAAAAATGAGATACGATACTATTGTTGCCATTGACCCGGACGTTGAAAAATCGGGCGTGGCTGAATTAAGCCCCCAACACCTGTTGTTGGAAGTAACAAACTTGACATTCCCACAATTGCTTGATTATTTGCAATCACGAAAGAATCTATCTGAAACGGCGCATACTTCATTAGTGGTGATAGTAGAAGCCGGATGGTTAAATCAATCCAATTGGCATTTACGAAGCAAGGACAATGCACGTGTGGCAAGTGCCAAGGGTAATTCAGCCGGTCGAAACCATGAAACAGGGCGAAAGATTGTTGAAATGTGCAAGCACTACGGCATTGAAGTGGTTGAACAACGCCCGCTTCAAAAATGTTGGCACGGAAAGGATGGTAAAATTACGCATGAAGAATTGGCTTCATTCACCGGATTAATGGGCAGGACGAACCAAGATTCAAGAGATGCCGCCTTGTTAGCTTGGGTGTTTGCCAATTTGCCAATCCGTTTGAAATGTTGATACTTCTTTAAAATCTTTTTTGTAAACAGGTGTATTATTGCGATACACCTGTTTATTTTTGCAATGAAATTGCAAAATTCACATTATGAAACCAATAAATTTTCCGCAATCCACTAATGTATTGCAAAAACCGTCAGAAATGACGGACAAAGAATGTTTGCCGCTTCCGGTTTGGAACGATGGTAAACAATGTATATCGTGTTGGAAACCGTCCTTTATCGAAAGGGTAAAAATACTATTTACCGGAAAGGTGTGGCTTGGCGTAATGTCTGGTACAACCCAACCACCCGTATTTATTTCGGGTGAGAATGTTTTTGAAAAGGCTTCAATAAAGGGGCGATTTAAGGCTTTTTTGTCTAAACTAAAGGAAAGTATCACCAACATATTAAAAAATGCAAGGAATGGCTTGCAGCAACCTGATAAACGCAAGCATTTTGCCGTTGGCTTTGCCATATCTCTTGTTGTCGGCATATTCATACCTTGGTTAGGGATTCTTTCCGCTTGTATTGCCGGAGCAATAAAAGAATGGTGGGATTCAAAAGGCCATGGAACACCCGAATGGTTGGATTTTATATCCACGTGTTTAGGTGCTGTTTTGGCATATCCTTTTGCCTTGCTTGTGCATGTACTTATTTGGTAAAACAATGGCAACAATGACATTTGACGAAATAAAGGAAGAATGTGCCGAAATGCAAGCGGAATTGGAATGTTTGATCCCGGATGATGTGAATGGCGCGATTGAGCGCGGAAAGGAAATTGCCATGTACCATGCCCGGACAGGTTACATGCTTGCCATTGCCAAACAACTTGTCAGGTCAAAAAAATCAAGTGAGATTGGCGAAACAATTATGAGGATTGCAAAAGAAAACTATCTATCTGCAAAGGCACAAAATGCCTTGGTAGATTGTATTGCAAATGATGAAATGTTTTTGGTTGATTGGTTGGACAGGTTAAACAGCATGTGTGTGCACCAAATAGACCTTATCCGCTCCATAATAAGTAAGGAAAAGGCGGAAATGCAAATTAATTCATTCAATTATGGAAACTATCAAGGACAATGAAAATAAGGATGAAGTAAAATTGACAGCGAAAGAAGAACGCTTTTGCTATCAATATGTTTTGCATTTGAACGCAACAAAGGCTTGTATATTAGCAGGTTATTCCGATAAATCGGCTTGCGTTACAGGAAGCCGATTGCTAAGGAAAGCTAAGGTTCAAGAACGCGTTAAGCATCTCAAAGACAACCTTGCGGAAACGGCTGAAATTTCCGCTCTGCGCGTGTTGAAAGAGCATGAAAAGATTGCCTTTTCTTCCATTGCACACCTTCATAATACTTGGCTTGAAAGAGCTGATTTTGAGAATCTTTCAGAAGATCAAAAAGCTTGTATAAAAAATATTTCAACTAAGATTGTTAAAAGGGATATTGGAACAAGGGAAGAACCAGATATTGTTGATGTTGAATATGTAAAGGTTGAATTGTATGATAAACAAAAAAGCCTTGATTCAATCAATTCAATGCTTGGTTTTGATGCACCTGTTAAGACAGAATTGACAGGGAAAGATGGCAAAGACCTGTTTTCAAACATGAGTGATGATGAATTAGATCAGCGTATAGCTGAAATTGAAAGGAAACTTGGTAAATGACACGTAAGGAAAGGGTTGAGTATATGAAAGCACTTCAGGAACGTTTGATCCGTGAAAGCCGGTCGGACTTGTTGCGCTTCACCCTTTCCACTATGCCTACATTCAAACCTGTTGACTTTCATAAAAGATATTATTCAAAGCTGACCGAATTTTCACAGGGGAAAATTAAAAAGCTAATGGTATTCATGCCACCCCAACATGGTAAGTCTGAAGGATCAACCCGCCGTTTGCCTGCTTTTATTTTGGGTAAAAAACCTGATACAAAAGTTGCAATTGTGTCATACAATGCACCCAAGGCACGTAAGTTCAACCGTGAGATACAACGTGTTATTGACACACCGGAATATCACGATATATTCCCGGAAACATGTTTGAATGCATCAAATGTAACAACAATAGCTGGCTCTTGGTTACGCAATGCAGACGAATGCGAAATTGTAGGTTATAGAGGTGGATTCAAGACCGTGGGTGTCGGCGGTGCATTGACAGGTGAACCGGTCGATGTATTGATAATGGATGATATTTACAAGGATGCTAAAACTGCATGGTCTCCAACGGTGCGTGAATCTGTTTCAGACTGGTATGATACAGTTGCGGAAACACGTTTACACAATGATAGCCAACAACTAATCGTGTTCACACGATGGCATGAAGATGACTTGGCAGGTACGTTGTTGCGCCAGCAAGGCGTTTATGACCCAATCACTAATCCAAACGGTTGGGTTGTGGTTACATACCGGGCTATAAAAGAGGGCGCACCAACTGAATATGACCAAAGAAACGAGGGTGAAGCCCTTTGGAAAGAAAGGCACTCACTTGAAAAACTGCAATCAATACGCACCCGTAACCCGCATGTGTTCGATTCCTTGTATCAACAAGAACCAAAACCAGCCGAGGGTCTTATGTATGATTCAGGATTCACGGAATACGCCATCAAACCAGCAACTCAATATTGCGTTCGTAAAGCATACGTTGATACAGCCGACACCGGAGCGGACTACTTGTGCGCAATCATATACGATGAAACAGAATTGGGCAATTACCTTGTCGATGTCATGTACACCCAACGCCCAATGGAATACACCGAACCTGCACTTGCAAGGCTATTGACAAGGCACACAGTTCAAGAATGTATCATTGAAAGCAACAACGGTGGTCGTGGCTTTGCACGTGCTGTTGAAAAGCAATGCCGCCTTATGGAGAACTCAAAAACCAAGTTCCGTTGGTTTCATCAAGGCGACAACAAGGACATTCGTATTTATTCCAATTCGGCAGCAGTTCAGAACCTTACATTCATGCCTGAAGGTTGGACGAGGTTATTCCCGGAATTTGCAACGGCAATCAATGGTTATTTGAAGATAGGCAAGAACCCACACGATGATGCACCCGATGCGCTTACGGGTACAGTCGAGAAAAGAAAGAAACGGGCTAAACAAGACGTTGCCGGTCTTTTTGGCTACTAATGTGTATCATTATAATACAATAAGTTATGACAATTGAAGAAATTTTCAATCAAGCAACGTCCAATGATGTTATTTCAGAACTTAAATCAAGGCGTTATATTCCACAACCTGATGTGAAAAGTGCCAATAAAGCACTTGACCCCAATTTGCACAAAATCAATGACCCGATATTGAGGCCTGACAAGCGGGTGAAAGTTGATGCGGATAATGATGCCGATTCAGCTCAAAAGGTAATTGATGCGGGTGGTGAATCAACCAACTATCGGATTGAAAAGGTTGCACGTGTGAAATTGGCGCTTCAAAAGCTGATTATCAAACGCGCCGTATCGTTTTGCTTTGGAAATCCTGTGGCTTATAATGCAAGCCCTGACAATGCCAACCAAGAAATGATTGTAAAAGCTTTAAACCGCATCTTGTATGATGTGAAAAGCAATTCATTGAACCGCAAAGTTGCCCGTTCGATATTCGGTTATAAAGAGTGTGCCGAACTTTGGTATCCAACCGAAAAGCCCAATTCAAACTATGGCTTCAAATCAAAGTTCAAATTGCGTTGCGCCATATTCTCACCGGCTTTGGGTGATACCCTTTACCCTTATTGGGATGAAACGGGCGATATGGTCGCCTTTTCCCGTTCATTCAGTCGAAAGGATGATGGCGAAAACGCCGTGAACTACTTTGAAACCTACACAGACACCGAACATTGGTTGTGGGTAAATGGTGCAAATGGCTATGATGTTGCGCCCGGTTATCCAAAACCCGTTCCCATTGGCAAGATTCCCGTTATCTATGGACACCAACCCCAATTTGAAACCGAGGATGTGGATTCGTTAATTGACCGTTTGGAAACACTTCTTTCCAACTTTGCCGACACCAACGATTACCACGCAGCCCCAAAAATCTTTATCAAGGGTGAATTGAAAGGCTTTTCAAAGAAAGGTGAAAGCGGTGCAATCATTGAGGGTGAAGATGGTTCAGATGCCAAATACCTTGCTTGGCAGAATGCCCCGGAATCGGTCAAATTGGAAATTGAAACGCTTTTGAAGATGATTTATACCATCACTCAAACACCTGACATTTCGTTTGATTCAGTCAAGGGGCTTGGCGCAATATCAGGCATCGCCTTAAAGCTTTTATTCATGGATGCACACTTGAAAGTACAAGACAAGAAAGAAATATTCGATGAATACTTGCAACGCCGTGTGAATGTGATTAAAGCCTACATTGGCAAGTTTAACACAGCCCTTGAACAAGAATGCGAAATGATAGAGATTGAACCCGAAATCACGCCGTACATGCTTACCAATGAGATTGACGAAATCAACATGTGGTTGGCGGCTAATGGCAATAAACCTTTAGTTTCACAGAAAGCAAGTGTCAAGGGGGCGAACTTAACCCAAGACACGGACAAGGACTTTGAGCAAATACAAAGTGAAAGCGCCGCAAGTAGTTATGTTGATACATTTGAACCAACAATTTGATGTCAAAGAAAGCGATTATCAAAACCCAATATCATTGCCGGAATTGCAAGCACTCTTATGATTGGCATGAAAAAGCATACAACACAGAACAACCATTTATGTGTAGGTGTAAATACCACCATGATGGCATGTTTATCAAGTTTCTGAATGACAATCAATGTGATAATTTTAAATTGAAAGTATAATCATGGGAATAGAAGCTAACTTCGATTTGCAAGCGGTAAGGAAATATGTTGAATCAAAAAAGGATGCGTTTGTTGAAGCCGCTTTGGAAGCTTACAAACTAACCTGCATTGCAATGGTAAAGCGTGCAAAAGAAACAGATACTTACAAAGACCAAACGCACAAGTTGCGTTCATCCATCGGGTGTGTCCTGTACCATGATGGTGTGGAAGTATTCAATTATTTTGAATCTACCGGTGGAGAAATGGGGGGTGAGGGTGTACAAGAAGGACTTGCGCATGCCCGCCTTGTGGCTGAACAACAAGTTGATAAAACGATTGTAGCCGTGGTTGTTGCCGGGGCTGATTACGCCTTATATGTTGAATCAAATGGGTTTGATGTCTTGACTGGTAGCACGTATGGTTTTTCATCCGATCTAAAACGTGAATTTAAAGATATAATGGATGCGTTTTCGGACAATGTGCGTGAACATTTTAATATAAAATGACAGACAATAGCAAAAAACAAATACAAGAAACAGAACTGCTTTTAAATCAGATACGAAAAATGGTTGAAAGCAGCTATTCACATGTGTTAGATGATGCTAATGTAAAGAAAGCAATATCCGATAAAAATGAAAATTTCTTTTTTTCAAGCAATTATTCTGCAAATAAATCGACAAGTAAGTTACTTGATCAGATGGCAAAACAATTGAATTCATTACTTCTCAATGGAATAAATAAGTCATGGCAACAAGTACAAGAAAATTTTTGGAATGAATTAGAAAGTACACAGGTAGCCAATGCTGGAGATAAGAAAGCATTTGATAAAATACGTGAACAAGCCACGCAATCGGCTCGATACAATACTGCAAAAACTTTTTACAATGAAAAAAGGGGTGGGTTAAGTCTGTCGGAACGGGTTTGGAACTTATCAGGGAATGCAAAGAAAGAAATAGAAATAATTATCCAGAACGGCATTAAGGAAGGTAAAAGTGCCGATGAAGTACAAAAAAGCTTGAAAGCATACCTTAATGAGCCTGATAAATTATTCAGACGTGTTAAAGTTGATATTATAGACCCTGTTTCCGGTGAAAAAATAGGGGAAAAACTTGAATGGAGTAAAGCCGCGCAAAAGTACAAGCCGGGACAAGGTGTTTACCGTTCAGCATACAAGAATGCCATGCGGCTTGCCCGCACCGAATTGAAAGCCGCCAATTGTGAAGCGGTGTGGGTATCGGCACAAAACAACCCATTGATAACAGGTTGGCAAATTGTGCTGAGCAATAACCATACGACATTGATGAATGGAGAACCAGTCCAATTAAAAGATATTTGCGACACACTTCAAGGGACATACCCGAAATGGTTCAAATTCAAGGGTTGGCATCCGCAATGCAGGTGTGAAATGTTGCCTATTACCATTGAACATGAAGATAGGAAATCACTTTACAAAAGCATTTTTGACGGCAAACGAGACCAGTGGCATCCAAAGCAGATAACCGAAATGCCGGAACAGTTTACCAAATGGATAGAAGATAATAAGGGGCGCATAACCAGCGGTTCAAATATCCCTTATTTCATCCGTGATAACTTTGTTAATGGTAATTTGGCGGATGGATTGAAATACATTGCACCTGAAAAGCCAATCAATCCCGTCAAGACCGAACAACAAAAAGCAGATATACAAGCCCGTTGGAACACACGTGTTACAAGCCGCAAGTATAATGACCAATTGCAGGAAATTAAAGCGAAATATGGAAAAGAAAGCGATGCCATTGCCAACATGGTAGGCAAAATAAACAATGAAATTCAAAGCGGGACAACTGTGTCAAAGGTTGATTCCATGATGAATGAATTGAACCGAAAAATACAAGTAAAAGCCGCTTGGGATGAACGTGAAAAAATGACAACTGTTAGTTCAAAATTAGATGACGTTATTTTAATGATGGAGAAAGCAAATGTTGAGTACAATGATGTAAATAAATTGTCAAAAGAATTAACAGAAAATGAAATGATTGAACGTGTAGGAGGTGGAGATATGACAAAAGGTTCTTGTTCTTCATTAGCATTTACGTATGCGGGCAATAAATGTGGTTTTGATGTATTAGATTTCCGTGATGGTGTAAGTCGTCATAAATTCAGTTCATCAAATACAATTATTGATATTGCTGAAAAGGTTGGTGGTGTAGTTGCAGAGAACACTAATGACTTTACAAAGGCGAACTATTTGCTAAAACAGACCGAAAAAGGAAAGGAATATTATTTCACGTGTGGATCGCACGCAGCTATTGTTAGAAAAACTGAAACCGGATATGAATATCTGGAACTGCAATCATCAACAAAGAATGGTTTCAAACCGTTAACTACAATGGATTTACAATATAGATTCGGTGCAAAAAGATCACATACATTATTCAAGAAAAAATATGAAACAAAAGATTGTATTATTGACGTTGAATTACTAAAGAAAGATACTTCGTTCCGTAAGTTATTGGGATATATAAATACAGATGAAGACAAACAGAAGAAAGGCAAAAAAGGGTCAATAAAATGACCCTCTTCTATCTGCAAAGAAATCACGCCAATATTGGTTTTCACTGTCAAATATAGATCTTTCTTGCTCTGTTAGGTTATGCGGATAGTCGGCGAATAAATTATATATTTTCTTTTTGTCGAAAGTGAACAAGAATTCACCTTTACTATCTACTTTGTCAACCCAAAAAATAACATCAGAATCTTTTTTCTTGTAGAAATCAAATTGTTCTATTGTCATAGCTTTGAATTTTTAATTTGTATGAAAAATACGTTATTTATTTGATTATCAGCATTTCCCTCGGTTTCCTTTCTTTCTGTGTATTTCACCCCGGTATATTGTGCAAACCTTGTTCCGGTAAGGTCGTTCAGGTGTAATGCCATACGACCATAAGCTTGACTTTGATATGCGTAATTGTACAGGTGTGAACATGTCGTATATGGCTGAAATACCTCCAAATGGATATATTGTTTCATCGTCAGCCATTTTTACCAAGAAAACGGTGTTCCCGTTTACTACCTTTTTACGAGTGTTCTTTAGTTGTTTCCTGATTATTGCCATCTATATTGAAATCAAATAGTTTTTTATCATCGGCAAATGCCGCCCTTTTTACTTCACGGTAAAATGCCTTGTTCATTTTGCGCAAACGTCCCAAATGTCCGTGTGGTTGCCAATGAAAGTCCGGCATCACTTCATTATTTGCGGCATAAATACCGCCCTGTTTCGGCTCAAAACGTGCAAAGGCAACCAAATGTCCATCTTTAATGAAAACAACGTCTTGTTTGCCGTCTTTGGGCTTATTTGGGTATCTCAACGCCTTGCACCCATTGTAATACTCAACAATCTTTCGTTGTTGTTCCAATGCAGCTTTGACATTTGCCATTTGGTCGCTGCGTTGTGTCCAAAGTCCGGTTGCAACCTTATGGCGCAATTCAGCAACATTAATCGGATCTTCCCCGGTGGCTACTTCATATTTCAAGATACCATTGTTAAACATGCGCAAAGCACGCTCAAAATTTTCTTTGTCCACCACCTTTCCATTAAGTTCTTTCACAAACTCAATTGATAACCCGTATTGGGTTGCCAGATCACCTAAATTTAATTCATTTATCATACAAAAATAGTAATTTTATTTAATATAACAATTATTTTATATCAATAGTTTCGACCATGTAACATTTCATCATATTGTCATGTTCAACACCCATATTCCACCATTTACCAATGTAATAATTGTGTGCATCGTTTTCAGAAAGGTTTATTGGTGTCGTGAAGTTATCTTTTTCTCCATTTTTACCTTTCAAGTACACTTTTACAATTGTTGTTGTCATAATATTTTTTGTACTAACCATATATCCATGTTATGGTTCACTGTAAGAAGAAACGAGCGAAGCGGGGCAAATCACGCTTAAATCAATATAGAAGTCGCCCGAAATACAGAAAGTATAAACTATTCTCCCGTGCGGCTTGTCAAAATGTGGTTTAAAGTGGCTGTCGCTCCAAACTGTTCGTCCTATTCTTTCAGAAATAGCTTTTACAAGTTCTTCTGTCGGTTTAGCTTCCTCAGTCCAAGGCATTGCCATTATATCCATATCAGAAGCCATTGAGCCATGTAACGCTAAAGCCCAACCAAGTTCTAAAGCTGCTTTTCTAAAATCTGACCAAAGAACTGCGTAAAATACAGCTCTGCCATTTGTTGTTACCTGTTCAGTTGTTTTCATATCAGAAATTTACACAACGTGGATTTTTAATAAGTTCCATTATTTCGGATTCTTCTTTGTTCCATTCACGTAGCTTTTCGCCCTTGTCGGTTGTTTCGGCTTTCATAATTTTGTAAATTATTTCATTTACGTCATTATGAATTTTTGAAATTTGACTCCAAAGAAGTGATTTTACTTCTTCTCTCGAAAACGTTTCTTGATTGTTATACACCTGTGTATCACATTCTTTTTTAAAATCGTTGATTTGATGTTCCATTTTATTGTTTATTTTGAATTTTAATGATTAAGAAAA